CGGCGGTGGTGAAAACGGCTGTCACTCATATGGCTGCCGTAGCGCGGGATAAGTTTGCTGATAACAACAGTAACATTATCGACGCCAAGCAATGGCTCAGTACATTGGACAATAAAACCTCTCACGATTGCATTATCCGTGACCGACTCAAATACACGCTGGAAGGTAAACCCATTGGTCACAAGATTCCATACCTTCAGGGGCCGGGGCGCATTCATTTCTGTTGTCGCTCAATGGAAACATTAATCACTAAGTCATGGCGTGAGTTGGGGATTGATATTGATGAAATGGACGAAGGTACTCGCGCCAGTATGGATGGACAAGTTCCAGCGGGAACTACATATAGCGAATGGTTGCAACGGCAATCTTACCGCCGTCAGGTTCAGGTGTTGGGCGAGACCCGCGCAAGACTGATGCAAGATGGCGGTATGCGTACAGATGAATTCTTCACTGATAAAGGGGAGTGGATAACGTTGCAGCAGCTTCGCGATATTGACGGCCGGGCATTCTCTGATGCAGGCCTGTAGAAAATTACGCTTTAACAATTACCGCCAACGGTAACAAACTGAGTTATCCAAAATCTGAGCCTCGCCATCGTGCGGGGTTTTTTAATGGGCCAGGCCCAGCAATAAATCCCAAGGGGACAGCATGCTATTCCGAAATATCGCACGTAAATATTATGCCGAGGCAGGTGAAGGTGGCGAAGGTGGAGGCGGGGCAGCCGCAGCTATCACGCCAGAGATTCAGGCATTGATTGATGCAAGAGTTAATGAATCTGTTACCGGCCTTAAAACCAAAAATAGCGAATTACTCGGCAAGCTCAAAGAGCAAGGCGAGAACCTGAAACGCTATGACGGCATCGACCCGGACGCGGTGAAAACTATCCTGCAACGATTCTCTGACGACGAAGAAGCCAAGCTGATCGCCGCTGGAAAGATTGATGAGGTACTGGATAAACGCACTGAGCGATTACGGGCTGATGTCGATAAAAAACTCAAAGTTGCCAATGAACGCGCTGAGAAAGCCGAAAATTTCAGCAAAAAATTCAGTGATCGGGTGCTTGGTGATGCAATTCGCTCCGCCGCATTGAAAACCGGCGCATTGCCGGGCGCTGCTGACGACATCATTCTGCGCGCAAAAGGCGTATTTACTCTCAACGATGAAGGTGAGGCCGTCGCCGTTGATAAAGATGGTTCAGCTCTACTGGGAAAGGATGGAAAAACACCACTTACCCCGCACGAATGGGCCGAATCACTGAAGGATGTTGCACCGCATCTCTGGCCGCAGGCTGAAGGCACTAACGCTGGCGGCCATAAGCCGAATAGCGGCGCACTCAAGCGATCAACGATGACCTCAGCCCAAAAGGCGGATTTTATTCGCGCAAACGGGTCGCAGGCATTTTTAAAACTTCCGAAAGAATAAGGATTTATAATTTATGACCACAACCGTTAACTCTGACCTGATCATCTATAACGATCTGGCTCAGACATCATATCTTGAGCGCCGACAGGACAACCTCGATGTGTTCAACGCCTCATCTAATGGCGCTATTGTGCTGGATAATGCCTTGATTGAAGGAGATTTCCGTAAACGTGCTTTCTATCAGCTCGGCGGCAGTATCGAACACCGTGATGTTGATTCTACCGGGAAAGTTACCGGCAAGAAAATTGGTGCTGGTGAATCAGTGGGTGTGAAGGCTCCGTGGAAATACGGCCCTTACCAGACGACTGAAGAAGCGTTTAAGCGTCGTGGCCGTGATGTGTCTGAATTCTCCGAAATTGTGGGTGTAGATGTTGCAGACGCCTCACTGGAGGGATTCATCAAGTACGGTATTCAGGCGTTGAGTGCTTCCATCGGTGCCAACCCTGATATGGTTGTAACTGCCAATATTGAAGTTGATGGCAAGAAAACCCTGACCAAAGGTATGCGCAAGTACGGTGATCGCTTTGGCCGTATTGCGCTGTTTGTTATGCACTCGTCTACCTATTTTGACATCATTGATCAGGCGATTGCAGCCAAGATTTATGAAGAGGCAGGTGTTGTAGTGTATGGCGGTCAGCCTGGTACGCTGGGTAAACCGGTTCTGGTTACTGATACTGCGCCAATCGACGCCATCTTTGGTTTACTGCCCAACGCAGTCGTGATTACAGAGTCACAGGCCCCCGGCTTCCGCTCATATCCAATCAATGATGAGGAAAACCTCGGCGTTGGCTACCGCGCAGAGGGGACTATCAACATCGACTTGCTTGGTTATAGCTGGGACGAAACCAACGGCGGCAAGAATCCAAGCCTGACAGAAATTGGCGCGACCAATAGCTGGAAAAAACATGCAACTAGCAACAAAGTTACTGCCGGTGTGATGATTAAATTGGTTGCTGAAGATGTAGTGGCGGCCGGTGTCATTCTGAACAAATCGACGACTTCATTGGTTGTTGGTGCAGAGGAAACGCTTGTTGCTACCGTGGCACCATCTGATGCCGCTAATAAAGCCGTTACCTGGGCTTCATCTGCTGCGGCAAAAGCAACAGTTGATGCCAATGGTAAGGTGACTGCTGTCGCAGCCGGAAGTGCAACTATTACTGCCAAGTGCGTGGATGGTAACTTTACAGCAACTTGTGTAGTGACTGTCACTGCTGCGTAATGGTGATGACTATGGGGGCTGTGGCCCCTTTTCTATTGGAGGAAAGGATGTTAGTAACCGATCCAACCTCACCAGATTTTAACAGCTATGCGTCAGCTGAAAATTTAACGGCGTTTGCTTTAGCGCGCGCAATGCATTTACCCACTGAAACAGAGCCGTTACTGATTAAGGCAATGGACTACCTGAATGGACTTAATTGGTATGGAAGCCGAGCAAAACTAACTCAGCCATTACCCTGGCCGAGATCAGATATCATTTTCGATGGGTTTAGTTACCCATCTACCAATATCCCTCCTCAATTGATTACGGCACAGTGCATGCTGGCCGTGGAAGCTATTGATGGTGAGTTGCTTGGTTCAAATAGAGAAGCAGCAATAAAGTCTGAGGCTGTATCAGGGGCTGTGTCTATCACTTACGCTGTATCTGATACCGAGTCATTCACTCCAAATTATCCGGCGGTGATGGCAATTCTACGTGGGTTCGTTGCGGGTAGCGGTTTTGCTATTAACGCAATAGCGAGGCGTGAATGACTGCAAAACTTAATATTATTCAGTTTGCCGGATACGACAAAGCTGACCACAATAAAGCCAATGTGATCCGGTTACTAAAAGAAGCGCTAGAGTTTGCTGAAAATGGTAATCCTCAGAGCATAGCGATAATCATGATCAGCAATGGCGATGTAATGGATTGTTATCACCATGGTGGCGCTCCATACGTAATGGTTGGCGCGATTGAGTCACTTAAAACTGACTATATTCACTCTCAGATAGAAAGGCGGTGATATGGCCATCAATTATCCACGAATGCGAGCGACAGCAACACGATTGTTTACCGAAAATGGAGCGACCTACCAGCTCACTCGAGGCGGTGGTGTCGAGTTCGTCGGCGGTGTTGAAGTTGATATCCCGCTTGAGTCATTCCCGGTTATTGGTGTTATTTCCAGCTATTCCCCTGGTGAGATTGACGGTACCTTAATCCAGAACGGTGATGTGAAAATGTCGGCAACCGCCGATGTGGAAATTCGCATTGGTGATCTAATTATGGTTGATGGCAAAAAACACCGAGTCATTAAACCTAATCCCGTTAAGCCAGCGGCATTACTGATTTGCTACAAACCACAACTGAGGGCGTGATATGGCTGACAATTCCAGTTTCATGGCTTCAATTAATGCGTTTATTGAAAAGGGTAAGCGTAATCAGGAATTAGTAGTTCAAAAAGGGGCTATCAAAATTCTTAATCGGTTAGTTACGATGTCGCCGGTTGGTAACCCTGACTTATGGGCAATCAACAATACAGCCGTTTCATATAACGATGCTGTTTTCGAGCATAACGAAGAACTGAAGAAAGACTCGGCCAACCTAACCAAAACGGGACGACTGAAAAAACGAGCCAGGGTAACCGATAGCATGGACGTCAAGGCACCTGCTGGCTATACCGGTGGGCGCTTTCGTGGCAACTGGCAGGTTAGCTTGGATGTTCAGCAAGAGGGTGAAACCGGCAGGAAAGACCCGAACGGCAATATAACAATAGCCGTCGGTAACTACATGATTGAGCAGTTCAAGGTTGGCACCAAGGCCATCTACTTCACCAATAACGTCCCATACGCGTATCCACTTGAATTTGGTCATTCATCACAAGCCCCAAGCGGGATGATCCGCATAACCGCCGAGGACGCTGTTAAATACTTTACTGAAGCAGCTAATGAGGTGAATAAGTGAGTACTCAGCGAATCACTGCATTGTTGGAAAAACGGCTGGGAGAATGGGCTGCAATTAAAGGTATTCCGTTGGCTGCTGAGAACGTTAGCTTTGATGATACTGGTACTATGTATCTGCAATCACACGTAATGCCAGCCACAACAGACGCTATTGATTTAGCGCAAGTTTCCCGCGTATTCAGAGGCGTGTATCAGATTAATATCAACGTTAAGGCAGGGGGTGGAAAGTCGAAATCTCATATTATTGCTGCTGAATTGATAGAGTTGTTCAACCTCAATACTGAGCTTACAGACGGAGTGGTAACCTGCTACATAAACAGCGTACCTAGCCAGTTCCCAAGCATAACCAACGGCATTTCATACACAACACCGATCAGTATGAGTTATCGCGCTGACGTTATCTAAACATCAATCAATCCAACACCACCGGCCTATGCCGGTTTTTTTATATCCAAAATCGGAGAATTACTATGGGCTTTGCACTTCCAAACGGGGCAGGTATTTACCTGGCTAAAACATATGAAACAGAAGTGGCGGTAACGGCAGTTTCCAATGCTGTTGACGCAGTTCTGACTGTAGCTACAGGGCATGACATCGCAGAAGGCGATATTGTGCAACTTACGTCCAGTTGGGGCGCTCTGAATGATCTGGCTGCCAAAGTGACGGCATCAACAACGACTTCGCTAACCCTCGGTTCAATTGATACATCCAATACTGACCGTTTTGCTGTAGGTGGCGGTGTAGGGACGGTTAAGAAGATCGCAAGTTGGATTGAAATCCCGCAAATCACCGAAGTGGCTAACAGCGGCGGCGATCAACAGATGATTCAGATTCAATTTCTGAGCGATACCCGTCAGCGCAACCTCAACACGTTTAAAGCTGCACAGTCTCAAACCCTGACGCTGGCGCATGATTACAGTCAGCCGGTTTATCCGGTATTGCGTGCGGCTGATGAGTCAGAGCAAACACTGGCAACCTACATGTATGTGCCTAAAGCCAAAGAAAATCGCTACTCAACGGTTAAAGTGTCATTTAACGATATCCCGACCACGGCAATCAATGCCATCGAAACAGTGGCGGTGGTATTCAACCTGCAATCTCAAGCCATGACCTTCTATAAGGCTGGGATAGCAGTGCCTGTTACTGGTGTCACGTTGAATAAAACTACGACTATTCTTGCCGTGGCTGCCACTGAAACCTTGACGGCAACCGTAGCGCCAGCTAATGCGACTAACAAATCAGGTGCCTGGTCATCCTCCGCACCAACCAAAGCTACTGTTGACCCAGTAACTGGCGTTGTAACCGGCGTTGCCGCAGGCAGTGTCAATATCATTTACACCACGGCAGATGGCGCGAAAACCGCTACTTGCGCCGTCACAGTAACCGCATAAGGAACATGACTCATGGCAGTAAAATTTACGCTGGTACCGTCGCCAACATTTAAAGTTGACGTCACTATCCCTCGCGCTGGTCTGGATGACGGTATTTTAACATTCACGTTTCGACACATGCCGGTGAATGAAGTCATCAATATGGAGAAAGTGGAGGGGCAGTCCGGGCTGGATTTTGCAGAAAAATTCATTGAGGGATGGGCGCTCCCTGAGGTGTTTAGCAGGGAAAATCTGGAGGTGCTTGCGAATAACTACCCGAAAGCTATCGAAGCAATTGTCGGTGCTTTCTACCGTGAATTACTCGGTAATCGCGAAAAAAACTAACCTCGGTTGCCACAGCCCTCTACACCCCTGAACCCACCCGCGAAGAACTGGCAGGCAATGGCCTGACGCCTGATGATTTCGATGATGTGATTATCGAGATATGGCCGGATGTCTGGCCTGCTTTCAGAGTGATTAGAGCGATGTCCACCCAGTGGCGTACCGGCATGTCTGGGCCTACTGGGTTGGACTACGGCTGCTTGTCACAAGTTATGGACTGGTCTGGAGTCGAGAGTAAAGCAACCGTGTTTGAAGATGTCCGACACATGGAGAGCGTTGCGCTGTCCGTTATTCACAAGCGGAGCAAGTAAATGGCAGATATCGCAACAATCTCGTTAAAAGTGAATACTTCTGAAGTTGAGCGAGGAAGTAATGAGTTAGATAAATTTCAGGTTGCTGCTGCTGGTGCAGCTAAAAGTGCTGATGGTTTTGGTGATAGCGGCAAGGATGTATCAAAGATAACAGCCGAAGTTGCGAAAGAAGTCGAAGAGACTCATCGGCGAGTTGCAGAATACACTGAAGCGCTTAACAAAAACCAAGTTAATACGAGAGCGGCAACACAGGCAACGTCAGAGCAACAGCAACAGTTGCGCACTTTACTGACTCAAATCAATCCAGTCACTGCCGCATTTGAAAAGCTTGATGACATGGAACAGCGGCTTCGTGACTTTAACGCTAAGGGCATGATTGACCCTGAATCATTTCATGCTGCTGCTGATGCAATCCAAAGAACTCGTGATGAACTGGGGAGGGTTGCGGAAGCCAGAACTGAGGAAGGGGCCGCTGCTGCTTCTGCTGCTGCCGCAGATAAAAAAGCAACAGATGCAAAAGAGGCTTTTTTAACAAAACTTCGTGATCAAAGTGCGCTTTATAAGGCTTCAGCATCAGATTCAGCGGCTTACAGAGCGGCGCAACTTGGTATTACAACTGAAGCCGCTCCATTGATTGCTGCAATTAAGCAGCAGGAGGAGGCAACACGGCGCGATGCAGAACAGAAGCGGTTAGCAGCAATTTCCGCTCGCGGTTTGAAAGATGCTATCAAGCAACTTGGGGCTGAAGAACGCGCAGCGGCGCAGGCAACTAAAGCGCAGGAAAACGCTGACTTATCTGCGGCTACAGCAAAAGAAAATTTCATTCAACGCTTAAAGGCTCAAGCGGATCTGCAGGGGAAAACTGCTTCAGAGATCCAGGCGTATAAAGCGGCGCAGTTGGGTGTGACGGAGCAAGCAGCGCCGTTTATTGCAAAACTGAAAGAACAAGAAAGCGCATGGCAGAATGGCGCTCTTTCTGCAAAACAATACAGACTAGCACTTCGACAACTCCCCTCTCAATTTACTAATATCGCTACGTCTATAGCAGGTGGCATGCCGCTATGGATGGTTGTTACACAGCAGGGTGGGCGGATAACCGATTCGTTCGGTGGGCTACCTGGGATCTTTGCGGCGATAAAAAAAGAACTATTTGGAGTTAGTGAGTCAGCTGATGAATCAAGCGACTCACTTTCAGAAAATGCCAACAATTTGGCAGAGAATGCAGATAATGCAAAGAAACTTATTGGCCCCTTGGGATTCGTTAAGTTTGGCATTATTGGGGTTGTCGCGGCACTTGGCGCATCTTCAATTGCGTACTACAAGGCATATCAAGAACAGGAGAAACTCAATAAATCAGTCATCATGACGGGTGAGTACTCCGGACTTACTGCTCGCCAGTTGTCAGGCATGGCTTATGAAGTATCAAAAAGCTCAGGGACAATAAGTCAGGCTTCTGCTGTATTGAGCCAACTGGCTGGGGCGGGGTTAAGTTCTGCTGTTGATTTTAAAAGTGCAACTCAAGCCATTGTTGATTTTAGTGATGCATCCGGAGAGTCGATTGACAATCTTGTTAAGCAATTCAGTCAACTATCTGATGACCCGGCTGGCGGTTCACTTGCATTGACGAAAAACATGCATTATCTGACTGCGGCTCAGTATGAAAATATTGCCGCTTTGCAGGCGCAAGGCGATAAAGCTGGGGCTATTACTGCAGCTACGGACGCATTGAGCGGAGCCATGACTCGCCGCAGCCAAGAGATTAAAGAATCAATGGGCACGCTTCCAAAGTTCTTTGATGATGTTGCTGATTCCGCGAAAAAAATGTGGGATGGCATTATGGGGCTTGGCCGTGAAACATCGGACGCTGAAACTAGAGCAAAACTAGTCACGCAGATTAAATCAGCTGAAGAATATCAAAGGCGTTTGGCATTGCAGGGGAAAGTCGCTGTAATGCCAAAAAATTATGATGAATGGAAAAAACAAATTGCGGCGATTGACTCGGAAAATATAAAGAAAGTTAATGGGGCAAAGCTAGATCAGGATGCGATTGATGCTCAAGTTGGAATTAATAACTTGGCTCAGAAAGGACTAACTCAAGCAGAAAAAAGAGTTAAGGCAGAGCAGGAGCTAAATCGTTGGATAGAGTCTAACAAAAAAGCGGCAGCAGCAGGGAAAGCTACATTATTCACAGCTCAAGACATTGAAAACGCACGATCTGGTATTGACAATGAATACAAAGATCGTTCAACGCCAAAAATAAAAGCTTATCAAGACGATATAGCAACAAGGGAGTTACTCGATAGCCAGGCTCGTGTCGCTGCGCTAAAAGAACAATCAAATTTAATAGACACAATGACTGATCAGGAAAATCGACTTTTAAAGTTCACGCAAAAGATTGCAGACTTGAAAAGTAAAACAATCCTCACCGCTGATCAGAAATCACTACTGTCCCGTTCTAGTGAAATTATCGCAAGTATTAAGCTTGAGGCCCAACTATCGCGTGAAAACGTTGAAAGAAAGAAAGCCACTGAAGCCCTGAAAAAGATGGAGGAGTACACGGCCTCAATCGTTGCTAAGAACAAGCAGAATCAAGATCGCTTCGGACTGACTTCTAAGCAAGCAGGAAGGGTAGATCAGGAGACCCAGCTTGATAACACTTTCCGCAAGGATACAAAGGGCATCAACGACGCTGAGCAACTGGCGAAAATCACAGCAGAATACAACAAGGCAAAAGCTGAGTTACATGCTGGATTTGAGCAAGAAGATTTAAACGAGGGGAACTGGCTGGCAGGCATGACTCAGGGACTAGAGCAGTACGGAGAAACAGCTAACAACGTTTTCTCCGCTACAGCTCAACTAGCTCAAACCACCATGGGCAGCATGACATCTATGGCTAATCAGATGATGACAACCGGATCAGCTAATGTGAAGCAATTCGCTACTAACTTCATGTCCAGCATTGTCGATATCATCAACAAGCTGTTATTGGCTCAGATGATACAGACTGCGATGGGGTGGATTGGTGGGGCGGTGAGTGGAGGAAATGACCCGGGCGCTGTACCAATGGGGCTTTACAATGGGGGTTATGTTCCTGAGTTTGCAGGCGGCGGCTACACGGGTGAAGGTGGAAAGTTCGAACCGAAAGGCGTGGTGCATGGCGGGGAGTTTGTCTTTACCAAAGAGGCCACAAATCGAATTGGTATTGATAATCTCTACAAGATGATGCGGGGTTATGCCGACGGAGGGGTGGTTAGTAATGCGGTAACTGCCACAGCGCCAATGCTCGGCATGCAGGGCGGAGAGACGGCCATATCAGTCGATTTGAGTGGCATGACAATAACCACCCAGGGGAACCAACAACAGGATACTGGTGCAAATAACGGAGAGTTGGTTAGCAAGGCGGCGAGAAATGAAGTCATAGCTATTGTTACCCAACAACTCGATCGCGCTATGGGGCAAAGTGGGCGCATCACCAATTTTGTCACTAACAGAGCGGGGCGTTAAGAATGGCAATTGAAACATTTCTTTGGCGAACTCAGGGCGTTCCTGAGGGGAGCTTTAACCAGCGGGTCAGGACTGCTCAGTTCGGCGATGGCTACAAGCAGGTCACTGGTGACGGCATCAACCCTGAAACGCAGTCTTGGCCGCTGACATTCCAGGGCTTAGAAAAAGAGATGATGCCCATTCTGGCATTTGTTCGCAGACATACCACCAAGTCCTGCCAATGGACGGCCCCTTATGGTGTTGTGGGCCTGTGGCGTGTATCCGTTGACTCCATCAAGGCCGTACCCGTTGGTGGTAACGTTATGTCCGTCTCATTTACTTTCGAGCAGGCTTTTGCTCCGTAATTGAAGTAATGATGCTACAATAAATGCGTGGGATTCTGGAGAGATACTGGTGCCACTCTTTAGCGAGAGTGTGAAAGAAAGCGGAGGATAGCGACCTTCCCGGCTTCGAAATCACCAGGAACCACGCCCTTTCTAAAGGCTGCCTTATGGCGGCCTTTTTTGTGCCCAGAAAACCCCCAGCTAGGCTGGGGGTTCAGTAAAGC